GGTACAAATTTTGCTTTGTATCTAAAATCACACAACTATCATTGGAACATTGAAGGTTCAGATTTTCCTCAGTATCATGATTTTCTAAACACATTTTATACTGAAGTTTTTGCTCAAAATGATCCTATTGCAGAACATATTCGATACTTAGATTCATATGCACCTGGTTCATTTTCAAGATTCTTAGAACTATCGGCTGTTGAAGAAGCAACAACTGTGCCAGATGCAAATACAATGTTTATTACATTGAAAACCGATAACGACAAATACATCATGCAATTGAGAGCGGGTATTGTTTTGGCAGAACAAGCAGATGAACCTGCTCTTGGTAACTTTTTACAAGAACTTCTTGGCGCCCATCAGAAGAAAGCTTGGATGCTAAGAAGTATTACAAAATAAAATGTCAGATTTAGGTGGCGGTTATAATGGTAATGCGAGTCTAAAACGGTTAGGGGTAGAAATATCCTATACCGAAGAACAAGTTGCAGAGATTGTAAAGTGTTCTGAAGATCCAATTTACTTCATTAGAAATTATGTAAAAATTGTCAATGTGGATAAAGGTCTTATTCCGTTTGACATGTGGCCATTCCAAGAGGATATGGTCAATACTTTTCATAATAATAGATTCTGTATTGCTAAGATGCCTCGACAGGTTGGTAAAACAACCACAACTGTGGGTTATATGTTATGGTCAGTATTGTTTAATATTGATTACAAGGTTGCAATCTTAGCAAATAAGGGTTCATTAGCAAGAGAGATTCTAGGTAGAATTCAATATGCATATGAGTATCTGCCTTTGTGGTTACAACAAGGTATTAAAACTTGGAACAAAGGTAACATTGAACTAGAAAATGGTTCAATGATTTGGGCATATGCGACTTCTGCATCAGGTGTTCGTGGAGGTACTTACAACCTAGTTTTCTTGGATGAATTTGCTTTCGTTCAACATAACATGGCGCAAGATTTCTTTACTTCTACTTACCCGGTTATATCATCTGGTAAGACTACAAAGGTTATTATTGTTTCGACTCCTAATGGTTTGAACATGTTCTATAAGATGTGGGTGGATGCGATTGAGGGTAGGTCTACTTACAAAACACTTGAAGTGCATTGGTCTCAAGTTCCAGGCAGAGATGAAGAATGGAAGAATGAGACTATTAGAAACACCAGCGAAGAACAGTTTAGACAAGAGTTTGAAACTGAGTTTATTGGTTCATCAGCAACATTGATATCTGGTGCAAAACTGAGAAGTCTTGCATTTCATAATCCATTATCTTCATTTGAAGGTCTTGATATATACGAAGAACCTATTAAAGACCATTTGTATATTGCCACAATTGACTGTGCAGAAGGTGTTGATTTAGACTATTCAACAATTAATGTTATAGATGCAAGTCAGGTGCCGTATAAACAGGTGGCTAAATATAGGAATAATAAATTGCCTTTGTTGTTCTTTCCGACTGTAATTTTCTCAGTTGCAAAGAAATACAATGAAGCGTATGCTCTGGTTGAGACCAATAACATTGGTCAACAAGTTGTCGATATTCTGCACTATGATTTGGAATACGAAAACATATACAAGTTAGAACATCATCATATTAAAGGTCAAAGTATTTCTGGTGGATTTAAAAGGTCTACTAGTTTTGGTATCAAGACCACAAAAACTGTAAAAAAAGTTGGATGTGCTAACTTAAAGACACTGGTGGAAAATGATAAGTTAATTATCAATGACTTTGACACCATTGCCGAAATGAATACCTTCACTAGAAGCCGTGACAGTTATGCTGCGGAAGAAGGTAATAACGATGATTTGGTTATGGGGTTAGTTTTGTTTTCTTGGTTAACAGCGCAGTCATTTTTTAAAGAATCGACAAACATTGATATTAGAAAGTTGATGTTAGCGGAACAAAACATGCTAAGTGAGGAAGAACTAACGCCCGTTGGTATATTTGACGATGGGCGGAAAGAAGAGGTTATTGTGGAGGGTAACGACTATTGGACAGAAAAAGGTTATCATTCCTCAACTTTCTAAATAACTAAATACAGTATAAATTCGAATTTGACCCATACTTTTAAAGGAGAAATCCATGGCATTTCAGCTATCACCTGGGGTAAATGTATCAGAAATTGACCTGACTACAGTTATTCCTTCAGGCGCCACTTCAATTGGTGCATTTGCAGGTCCTTTTGCATGGGGTCCAGTTGGTGAAATTATTACAATTTCAAACGAGACAAAACTTACCGACACTTTTGGTAAACCAAGCTCTACTAATTATGAACACTGGTTCTCTGCTGCAAACTTTCTTGCGTATTCAAACAACCTAAAAGTTGTTCGTGCTGCAAATATTACAACAACAAGAAACGCATCCGCCAATGGTGCCAACAATGTTGCACTCATTAAAAATGAAGATGATTGGTTAGATAATCATTTTACTGGCAATACTGCGTTTGGTATTGCCTTTGCTCGTTATGCGGGTGCTGTTGGTAATACACTAGAAGTTTCTTTCTCTGATGCTAATACTCACTCAACATGGGAATATGCATCTTTATTCACCGCTGCTCCAGGAACATCTACATATGTTTCAAATAAGGGCGGTTCATTTGATGAACTACATGCGGTAGTTATTGATGAAGACGGCCTATTTTCTGGCACAAGAGGTACGGTTCTTGAAAAATTCCCGTTTGTGTCTAAGGCATCTGATGCAAAAGATGATTCTGGTAATGCTAATTTTTATAAAGAAGTTATTTCTAGCAAATCAGAATATATTCTATGGGCATCACATCCAACTACTATTTCGGTAGGCACAGCTTGGGGCTCTACCGCAAATGCAACAACTTTTGCTAACTTAACTGCAAATGTGACCTCATCACTCTCTGGTGGTGTTGATGGCACAATATCAACTGCTAACACTATCAGTGCTTATAATTTTTATAATAATGCAGAATCAACAGATATTTCTTTGATTATCACAGGTCCTAATGCCAACACAATTAGCACTTCATTGATTACTCTTGTAGAATCAAGAAAAGATTGCATCGTATTCTTCTCACCGGCTAAATCAGATGTTGTTGATAACGCTGGCTCAGAAGCTACTGCTTGTGTAACACAGGCGACAAGTATTGGTAGTTCATCTTATGCCTTTATGGATTGTGGATGGAAATATCAATACGACAAGTATAACGATGTGTACCGTTGGGTGCCATTGAACGGTGATATTGCCGGTCTATGTGCTAAGACAGATATCGAAAAAGATCCTTGGTTCTCTCCAGGCGGATTGAATCGTGGTCAAATTCGCAATGTTGTAAAGCTTGCATGGAATCCAAATAAGACAGATAGAGATACTCTCTATGTTAAAGGTGTAAATCCTGTTGTAAACTTCCAAGGTGAAGGTACAGTTCTATTTGGTGACAAAACCTTGTTATCTAAACCATCTGCGTTTGATAGAATCAATGTACGCCGTCTGTTCATTGTACTTGAGAAGGCTATTGCAAGAGCAGCACGATTCTCATTGTTTGAATACAATGACCAATTCACAAGAGCACAATTTATTGCGCTAGTTGAACCATTCCTAAGAGATGTACAGGGTCGCCGTGGTATCAACGACTTCCGAGTTGTTTGTGACGAAACCAATAATACTGGTGAAGTTATTGACCGCAATGAATTCATTGGTGACATTTATATCAAACCTGCTCGTTCAATCAACTTTATCCAACTGAACTTTGTTGCGACTCGCACTGGCGTAGCATTCGAAGAAGTCGTTGGGAAGTTCCAATAAATAAAAGAACAGGAGAATAAAAATGGCATTTAGCGTAAACGAATTTAGAAGTCAAATGACAGGGGACGGTGCTCGTCCCAATCTCTTTGAAGTTTCTATGCCTTTCCCTTCATTTTCTTCACCAGCAAATGCACAGACTAAATTAACATTTATGTGCAAAACTGCTCAGTTACCAGGTTCAACAGTAGGTGTTGTTCCTGTTAGTTACTTTGGTAGAGAATTGAAGTTTGTAGGTAACAGAACCTTTGCAGATTGGACAATCAGTATCATCAACGATGAAGATTTTGTAGTCCGTAATGCATTTGAAAGATGGATGAATGGCATTAACAGTCACAATCTTAATGTCCGCAATCCACTTGCACTTGCACCATTGGGTTACTCTGTTGATGGTGATGTTACTCAATTTGGTAAACAAGGTAACATTTTGAAAAAGTATAGATTTGTTGGATTATTTCCAACAGATGTATCTGCAATTGATGTTGATTGGGGTTCAAATGATGCGATTGAAGAATTTACTGTTTCTCTATCCTATCAATGGTGGGACGCTGTAGATACTGGTGTATTGTAACGAAAAGGACTTCGGTCCTTTTCCTTTTATAGAATGATATAATAATGGCTATTAAACTTTTTGGTTTTACCTTAGGTAGAGATGATGTTGTTCAGAGACAAAATCCTGAGCAACCATCTTTCGCACTTCCAACAGAAGCAATGGATGATGGTGCAGTTACCATTACCCAAAACGCTCACTATGGAACATATGTTGATTTAGAAGGTTCTGTTCGCAATGAAATAGAACTAGTTTCTAGATATCGTGAAATGGCAAATCATCCTGAGTTGGAGATGGCTATTGATGATATTGTCAATGAGGCAATAACACACGATGAATCTGGTAGAACGCTAGACATAGTTCTTGATAAATTAAAACAACCAGATACCATCAAAAAGAAAATTGCAGAAGAGTTTGAGAATATTCTTAAACTATTAAACTTCAGTAATTTAGCAGATGACTTGTTTAAAAGATGGTACATCGATGGTAGAATTTATTATCACATTGTTGTTGATGAATCAAAACCAAAAGAAGGCATTCAAGAGTTAAGATATATTGACCCTCGAAAGATTCGCAAAGTTAGAGAGATTAAAAAAGGTCAAGATCCAAAAACTGGCGCTTTGATTATTAAATCTCTTGCTGAATACTATGTCTATAATGATAGAGGCACAGTAACACAATCATATGGTGCTTCAGTAAATGCTGGTTTAAGAATTGCACCTGAGTCCATTTTAAATGTGAATTCGGGTTTGATGGATGCAAAAAATACATTCGTCATATCGTATATACACAAAGCGATTAAGCCACTTAATCAGTTGAGAATGATTGAAGATGCGGTTGTTATTTACCGTGTCTCAAGAGCACCAGAAAGAAGAGTGTTCTATATTGATGTTGGTAATTTACCAAAAGGTAAAGCCGAACAGTATCTTCGTGATGTGATGATTAAGTATAAGAACAAAATCGTTTACGATGCAGCAACTGGTGAAGTCCGTGATGACCGTAAACATATGTCGATGTTGGAAGACTTCTGGTTGCCACGCCGTGAAGGTGGTAAAGGTACAGAGATTACAACATTGGCTGCAGGACAAAATCTTGGTGAATTAGCTGATGTGGTTTACTTTAGACAGAAACTATTAAATGCATTGAATGTACCCATCAGTCGTTTAGAACCACAACAAGGTGGCATGATTGGTCTTGGTAGAACAACTGAAGTTACCAGAGATGAAGTTAAGTTTGCTAAATTCGTTGCAAGACTTCGTAATAAGTTTTCACAGTTATTTGACTATGCGTTAAGAACACAGTTATCTTTAAAAGGCATTTGTTCCGTTGAAGAATGGGATGACTTTAAAGAAGATATCTATTACGAATTTAAGAAGGACAATAACTTCACCGAAATGCGTGAAGCAGAATTGTTGAAAGAAAGAATGTCAGTTTTACAATTAGTTGACCCATATATTGGCAAATACTATTCGTTGAATTGGGTCAAACAAAACATCCTTCAATTTACAGATGAAGAAATTGAAACAATGGATAAGGAAATGAAAGATGAAGAAAACAAAGGAATTGGCGGTCCTACTGTCTCGGCCGATGCCCAAGGACAAGGACAACAAGAACCTGAAGCAACACCAGAACAATACCCTGCCGAAGACAACACTCAGGAAGCAGACTCCACGGAGTCGTTAACACCGATGTTAGATAAACAAGTAGAGAAGTATTCATCTGGACTAAATAAGCGATAAAAGGAGATTATTATGGAAACATCACAATTTATTGACCAGTTAACTGCTGGCAATTCTGCGGAAGCAAAAGACACTTTAAACAATTTACTCTCCGCAA